GATATGTGCGAGACCAAGACCGTAACATCGGCGTTATATCTTGATATGAATGAGGGGTTAAAAGAAAATGAACACGACTATCACTTTATCGGAAAAGCTGGCTCATTTTGCCCAGTGCGTCCAGGAGTCGGAGGTGGGGTTCTGATTCGGGAAAAAGACGGAAAGTATTATGCTGCCACCGGTAGTAAAGGCTTTAGATGGCTTGAAGCAGAAATGGTTAAAGCTTTAAATAGAGGTGGCGATATAGATAGGGGATATTATGACTCCCTTGTCGACTCTGCTGTAGTAGACATATCAAAGTATGGAGACTTCGAGTGGTTTATATCTGAGACCGCCGAGCCAGAAAAAGAAGATCCCGCCAAATTTAGCAATGCGCCCCCGTGGTTTGTGCCATGCGGGAGTATGAAGTATGCAGATTGTTCGGAATGCCCTAATTGGGTGCATAAATATGATCTGCCAAACGAGTGTAAAGCAGGCTTTGCATGTCTGCCATTTTGAAAGGAAAACATGATTTGTCCAACATGTCAAGCCGATCATCAAATGCCATATTCAGTTTGTTGCTTAATAGAATGTGGTGAGCATGAATTTTGCAGGGAGTGCACTAAAGGTGCATATTTGAAAGGAGAAAAATAATTATGATTAAAGACAACATAATGGTAGAAGGGGCTCGTATTGGGTTCCGTAACTTTGCAGGAAAACCGGGGAAATACAACGCAGAGGGCAACCGCAACTTCTGCGTGTTTCTTGATGAGGATGTAGCCAAGACGTTGGAGGCCGATGGATGGAATGTTCGCTGGCTTCAGCCAAGAGATGAGGGCGAGGCTCCTCAGGGTTATTTGCAGGTGGCAGTAAGTTTTACCAACATCCCTCCAAAAGTTCTGCTTATATCGAGTACCGGCAAGAATATTCTCGACGACAAATCTATTGATGTTCTTGACTGGGCCGAGATTAAAGAAGTCGACCTTGTCATCCGTCCGTACAATTGGGTGCTCCAGGAAGGAACCCGAAACGAAAAGCGCGGGGTCAAGGCATATGTCAAGGCAATGTATGTCACCATCGCCGAAGACGAGTTTGAAAAGAAATATGTTAATGTCCCAGACAGCGCCGCTGACACAATCGGCGGATGCGGAAACTGCGAAGCTTGCGATGGAAGTTGCAGGCATGATCACGCTGATTAAATAACTGGCGGCTGTGCTATCGGCTCGACGGGCATTTTCTTGAAAGGAGGTTTCTTATGGCGATAACTTTATACGAACACCAAAAGGCTGCTATTGAAAAACTAAGAAATGGTAGCATCTTAGTTGGTGGAGTTGGTTCTGGAAAATCGTTAACTGCTATTGGTTATTACCACAACAAAGTTTGTGAAGGGAAAATCAAGACTAATGAAGAAGGCGGTTTCTCCCCCATGAAGAAACCAAAAGATCTTTATATCATAACCACGGCTCGCAAAAGAGATGTTCTCGATTGGGATAAGGAATGTTTACCGTTTCTTCTATCTACAAACAAAGAACTTTGTGCCAGCGGAGTGAAAGTTGTAATTGACTCATGGAATAACATCGGTAAATATGCAAGTATCAAAAACTCCTTTGTAATATTCGATGAACAACGGGTTGTTGGAAATGGTGTCTGGGTAAAATCATTTCTAAAGATTACAAAAAACAATGAGTGGATTTTGCTTAGCGCTACTCCTGGCGACACATGGACGGACTATATTCCAGTCTTCATTGCAAATGGTTGGTATAAAAACAGAACAGAGTTTTGTCGTCGTCATATAGTCTATAACAATTTTTCTAAGTTCCCAAAAATTGATCACTACATTGAAGTCGGGCATTTAATAAAATTAAGAGATGCTGTCATTGTTAACATGCATTACACAAAGCACACCGTTGCCCATGATGAAAATATTAATGTTGAGTTTGACAGAGATCTCTTTAATACTGTTATGATTAAGCGTTGGCATGTTTATGAGAATCGTCCAATTAAAGATGTTGGAGAACTTTGCTATGTTATGCGCAAAGTGGTTAACAGTGATCCAAGCAGAACCCGAGCCATTGCTGGTCTCTTGAAAAACCATCCTCGTCTGATAGTGTTCTACAGTTTCAACTATGAACGAGAGATGCTTTTAGAATTAGGAAAGGAGTTGCAACTTCCAACCGCTCAATGGAACGGGCACAAGCATGAGCAAATACCCGAAACCGAAAGTTGGTTGTATATTGTACAGTATGCAGCAGGAGCAGAGGGATGGAATTGCATACAAACAAATGCAATTGTGTTCTTCTCCCAAAATTATTCTTATAAAGCCACAACGCAAGCTGCTGGCCGCATAGATCGTCTTAATACTTTATTCACCGATTTGTATTATTACTATCTTAGGTCAAACTCGACAATTGATTTGTCAATACAAAAAGCGTTCAATAATAAAAGAGATTTTAACGAAAGTAGGTTTATGGCATCATAAAAGGCTCGCGCCTAAAACATGGCCTCTAATAGAAGGATAGGAATATCTCTCCTTCTTTTTGCGAAAGGAGGCCGTCTAAATGTTAGAGGGAAAATTTAAAACCAAATTAATAGAAGATTTACACGAATTATTTCCTGGATGTTTTGTGTTGCATAATAATGCAAATGAAATTCAGGGATTCCCGGATTTAACAGTTCTATATAATAACATGTGGGCGTGCCTAGAAGGAAAGAAAAGTCTTAAAGAGCCATATCAACCGAACCAAGAGTATTATCTTGAGGTTCTTGACCATATGTCTTTTGCTTCTATGATATGCCCCGAAAATAAAGAGGCGGTGCTATATGAACTTCAACAAGCATTCCGGCCTGGACGGGCAACACGCCTTTCTAAGTGCAAGTAAATATCATTGGATCAATTACGATGAGGAAAAGTTGATGGCCACGTATTCTAAATTTCAAGCCGCTCAAAGAGGAACCGAACTTCATGAGTTGGCGTCAAAATTAATTAGAATGGGCATCAAACTTCCAAAGACAAAACAAACATTTAATATGTATGTTAATGACGCCATCGGGTTCAAGATGTACACAGAGCAAATTTTATACTATTCTGATAATTGTTTTGGCACCACTGATGCCATACACTTTAAATCAAACGTTCTACGAATTCATGATCTTAAGAATGGCGACTCCCCCGCAAACATTAAACAGCTTAAAGTCTATAATGCGCTTTTCTGTTTAGAATATGCCATTAAGCCAAGTGAGATAGAAACAGAACTTCGTTTGTATCAGTCGGACGATGTTCAAGTTGAGCGGCCCGAACCAGATGAAATTTTCTACATAATGGGAAAGATAATTGATTTTGACAAAAGGATTGAACAACTTAAAATAGGAGGATAGCTTTCATGAGCGATGAATTAAAACACTATGGCATGCCGAGACGCTCTGGAAGATACCCATGGGGAAGTGGGGACGACTCGTATCAAAGGTCGCTTGGTTGGAGAGGTCACGTCCAAAAACTACAAGACCAAGGACTTAACGATGTCGAGATTGCTAAGCGTGAGGGCATTACAACCACTCAACTAAGAGCTAGGATGTCTATAGCAAAGTCGCAAGTTCGAAGCGCCGAGAGAACAGAAGCGTTAAAACTTAAAGATAAGGGATATTCTCAAATGGAAATCGGCAGGCAAATGGGAAAGAATGAATCTTCGATTCGAAATCTCCTTGACCCTATACTTGCTGAAAGATCAACAAAAGTTGAAACCACATCTAAGGTTCTTAAAGAATTTGTCGATAAAAATCGATTTGTCGATGTTGGAGCTGGCGTTGCAAATCATTTAGGGGTTACACCGACCACTCTTAGTAATGCTATTCAGGTGTTAAAAGAACAAGGCTATAAAGTGCACCAAGTCAATATTGAACAACTCGGCATGCCTGGACAATTTACCATTGTTAAAGCCCTTGGAACTCCTGACACAGAGTGGAAAGAAGTTGTCCCGGGACGTGGAAACCCAAGTCTTATCAAAAGTATTGTGGCCCGTTCTGATGATTTTGGCGACACCTTTAGTTCTGATCTAGGATTAAAGCCAATTCAAAGTGTCGACTCAAAACGAGTACATGTCCGCTACACAGAAGAAGGCGGAAGTGATAAAGATGGCGTTATAGAACTTCGAAGAGGCGTTAAAGATCTTGACCTGGGCAGATCTCAATATGCTCAAGTTAGAATTGGTGTTGATGGAACGCACTTTCTAAAAGGCATGGCTATCTATAGTGATAAAATGCCTGATGGTGCTGATATCGTGTTTAACACAAATAAGCATGATACTGGTAATAAACTAGATGCCATGAAGAAAATGAAAAACGATCCTGATAATCCATTTGGCTCCACAATCAAACGTGAAGTTAATGAGTTTGGGCAAATTGTCTCTGCACAAAGAGGCGCCTTAAACGTTGTTAACGAAGAAGGCGATTGGGAACGTTGGTCTAAGACCATATCATCTCAAGTCCTTTCTAAGCAGACAGTTCCTCTTGCTAAAGCTCAATTAAATTTAGCATTAGGTCAAAAGAAAGAGGAATATGACGAGATTATGTCATTGACAAATCCCGTTGTTAAAAAGCAACTTCTTTTAGCGTTTGCTGATGATTGCGATTCTTCTGCTGTTCATTTAAAAGCGGCCGGCTTACCTAGACAAGCCAATAAAATAATTCTTCCAATTCCCGACCTTAAAGAAAATGAAGTTTATGCGCCAACATTTAACAATGGTGAAACTTTAGTTCTTATTCGGCATCCCCATGGGGGAACATTTGAAATACCTCAACTTACAGTAAATAATAAATCCAAATCGGCAAAAGCCGTTATGGAAAACGCACCAGATGCCATAGGAATTCATCCAAATGTCGCTAAAAAGCTTTCTGGTGCAGACTTTGACGGCGATACAGTTATTGCTATTCCAAATAACAAAGGTCTAATAAAGACCTCTGCCTCATTAAAGGGTCTTGAAAACTTTGATCCTAAAGAATCTTATGGTCCATATGATGGCATGAGAACCATTGATGGCGGAACCTATAATGCTAAAACTAAAGATGTTGATTTTGGGGGCAAAAAGCCTAGATCTCAAACCAAGCAGACAAAGATGGGCGAAGTCTCAAACCTCATTACAGACATGACTATTAAAGGTGCAAATGTGGATGAGATCGCTCGAGCAGTTAAGCATTCTATGGTTGTCATTGATTCCGAGAAACATCATCTAGATTACAAAAAGTCTTATGAAGAGAATGGTATATCTTCCCTTAGTGAAAAGTATCAAAGAAGTAGTCGTGGTGGAGCGTCTACTTTAGTGTCACAAGCCTCTTCTGAGAAAAGGGTTCTAGATCGTAAAGCAAGAAGTTCAAAAGATGGAGGGCCATTTGACCCTACTACTGGCGTTAAATTATACACTAACACAGGAGAGTCTTATGTTAATGGCAAAGGAAAGACCATCATAAAAACAACATCGACAAGTAAGATGGCTGATACTGAAGATGCCTTTACCCTGTCATCAGGACGCCCTATTGAAGAAGTGTATGCTGGTTATGCTAATGATCTAAAAGGTCTTGGCAATGCTTCTAGAAAGAACGCCCTATCAATAATTCCGACTCCTTATAGTCCATCTTCAAAGACTGCTTATGCAACAGAAGTAGCATCACTTAATGCTGGTCTAGACCTTGCTCTCAGAAACAAGCCAATAGAGAGACAAGCACAGATCCTTGCTAACTCTATTGTAACAAGGAAAAAGCAGGCTAATCCAGACATGGATCAAGATGATCTTAAAAAGATTCGTAATCAAGCCCTTGCAGAGGCTCGTGTTAGAACAGGCGCTAAGAAGGCACAAGTAAGTATAAGTGATAATGAATGGGCAGCAATACAGGCTGGTGCTATTAGTCCTTCTAAACTAACACAAATCTTACAGAACACTGATCTTAATAGAATCAAAGCCCTTGCAACACCACGTTCTAAAACGTTAATGACACCATCTAAGATAGAACGAGCACGCTTAATGATTAACTCTGGCTACACTAGAGCAGAAGTTGCTGAGCACTTAGGCGTATCAACATCTCTCCTATCAGATGTATTGAAGTGAGGAAAGGATCAAGTATGAATGATACAATGTTAACAACAATAGATAATCCCTTTGATCCTTTTACCCAATTCGACGAATGGAAAAGGTTTGATGAGGACCATGGATACTACACTTGTGCATACTTAGCAAGGATTGCCAAGACAAGTGATGAGTTATCAGAGACAGATGAAGCTATCGCCATCAATCAAGCGATCGATGAGATCATAAATCTAAACATCTTAGGTATCTATAGAAAGGTTGTGGCATAGGGGAGGGGTCCCGCAAAACAGACCCCCCTCCCACAT